GGAATATTCGTTTTGATTAGCAACTAAACTAATAGCAGTTCTACCTACTTCCCAAAAGTGTAGACCTCTGTTGTCCCACTCTTGAAACATTATATTTAAAGAACGTCTAGCTGATCTTAAATCATTACCTGAGTAATCAAAGAATCCTAGTCTTTCATAAGACTCAGTTATAATATCATCGATCGAGAGAAACTTCTCGAATGTACTTGTGCCTGAAAAAGCCACTTTGCCTCCTAATTAAAAAACACAGAGCAAACTGTTACATGTTCAGTAGTAAATGCTACACATAAATCCGTTGTAAATAAAATAGGTGCAGGGAAATTAATTACAATTGGACTTCCGCCAGATGTAACTCCGCTTGTTTTATATTTAAATTTTACTGTTCCAGAAGCTCCACCATCTTTTAAATGAAAATCCCCTGAAGAAGCAGTTGTATTTAAAACAACTCCTAAAGCTCTTGTTCTTCCACTTTTTACAATTTTATTTTCTGTTGTAACGTTCGCATTAAAACAATCTTGTGATGATCCGAATGTTGCCATATTTTTTCTCCTTAAAATTTTATGTGGGCCCGAAGGCCCACAATAATTTAGTTATTAGATTTTACCAATCAATTCAGAAGCATTTCTGTTCTGAGTTGTACTAATATAATCTAATGTTGTTACCCTCTGTCCAGATGCAGAAGCTGACACTGAAGCTGCAAACATTTGCATATCATCAGTATTAATGTTTGCTGTAACAGTAGCTGCTAAAACTCTGTTAACAAAGAACTCAACTTTTCCAGCTTTATCACATCTAAAACCTACAGTATCAAATTGATCATCTACGATAGTGTGTGCAGTGTGTTGAACTTGATTTGTCCCTGAAGCATTTTTAGTTACAAATCTGTAAAACTGTTCACCATTGTTAGATTCGATAGAGATTCTGTTTGCAGATCTCCATCCTGAAGTTCCAGTAAAAGTTTCAACTAATCCAGTTCCATAGTCAGTAGCGTTAGCGTCGTTATTTTTAATTCTAGCTTCGTACCAAATAATTGTACCTGGGTTTGTGATAGCTCCTGTGCTGTCTCTAGTCTCTGCCACAGCTTGAAAACTGTTTTGAGTTTTTACTAAAGCGATCCCGTTATTGTCTGTAGTATTAGCAGATGTTAAAGTAACTGCTCCACCTACTTCATTAGAGATTCCAGCTGCCGCTCCACCATCTGCGATAGATGTTGACCATTCTGCTGAAGGTAATGTGTTATAAATAAAGTCGTCTTTATAACATATAAAGTTTGGATTATTATCAACTGGTAAATCCTTAAACCATTTTGTGTTATTAGATAACCCTGCAAACATTACTGGGTTTCTAAAATGTGTTCCTGCCATATTATTATCCTCCTAGTTTCCGAACATAGTCTCTAGGCCGTCCACTATACGGGTCTATGTTCTAAATAATTGTATAGTGATTAATGTATATACTAGATTTGAATAGAGCGCAAGAGGGCCCTTAATGTGGATTGGTTTTTCCAACAATGTAGCTTTTTTAAGTAGCTACAGAAACTTGTGGTTGAGCAGCTTCTATTTTATTTTGCATATGCTGTTTTTTAGCTTCTGCAATTTTAATATGGCTAATTACTTCTTTGACTTTTCTGTCAATCTTAACCATGTTGAGAGTATATTTACCCTCTTTAAGATGCTCCTGCTCCCACTGTAGATCCAGACCCTTCTTCTGTGTGTATAGATCTTGTAGATGTTGCATCATTGCCTCCATCGATAACCTCCTCATAGGTTATTCTTTTTATCTTGGGATCCATCATTTCTCCAAGATACTCCCATTTTATATCACCTTTTCCTAATCTGTCAACTATTGCGTTTTCGATATCTAAGGGGCCATCTACAGAATTTATAACAAAGTCTGCTCGGTATTGATATGCATAAATTTGTACTCTGAATTGTAAGGGGCGCATTTTTTCTTTCTATTTTATAATTAAGGCGGGATTGTGTCCCGCCTTAAATTTTTTAGGTATTATGAACCTTCAACACCAAAGATACCTCTGTAGTCAGAGACACCAAATCTGTATCTCTCTCTAGCTTTGTATCTGACGTTTCCAGTATCGAAGTCACCTTCCATCGCTGTTCTGATAGGTGTTCTTTCGAAGTACTTCATACCATTTGGTACATCAGTGATAAGATAAAACGCATCTGTATCAGTTAAGAAATTGTTCACTCTGTATCCTTGAGGAACCATTCCCATAGAAACGATTGCGTTGATATCGTTATCAGCAGTCTGTGTTCTTCCTTGAGATTTCATCAATCTCTCAGCTGTAAATTGTAGCTCAGAAGGAACGATCATTTTCACTCCTCTTGCTGCAATTTTTAGGCCTCTCTCATCTGTGAATGCTGCAATATCAATTAGAGATTGCTCCAAAGATGTTTCGTTTAGATCAGCCTGTGTAGCTAATGTGTTAGACACAGTTCCAGCTATTGTTGGGTGAGCTGTATTGAATAAACTCACTCCGTCACCTGATGTAAATGTTCCTACACCTGGTAAACCATTTAATAGTGGATCTACCGCTTTTGTTTGTTTTGTGTTTGCCATGGATCTAGCTAATGCTTTTGTATATCTAGACGCAAGTCTGTCATACAAGTTATCCTCGATCGCTTCTTCAGTGATCGCGAATGCTAGCGCAATAGTTTCCATAGTGTATCTAGCTGTATATGTCTCTTGTGCAGAGTCAAATACTACACCAGAACCTTCTGGTTTAACTGCCGCGTTTGCAAAACCAGATAACATAACTTCTTCCTCAAACGCTCTGTCTGAAGTTTCTGTTACGTATATCTCAGCATGCTGATTCTCATAACGTTTATATTCCAAGCCGAACAGTGCGTTCAAACCTGGCTCTAGTTCTTTGACTAGTTGTCCTCTACTTATCGCCATTTTTGTTCTCCTATTCTAGCTATTATATGCCGTTATTTTTAGCGTTGTATAAGTGCTCATTGATCATCACAACAAAGTTCACATGAGATGAACTTAAATCATTGTTTTTGATGTCAGTTGAAACACCTGTTACTTTTACTTGAGCCGTTCCCGTTGTTACAGTCGAGTCGTCTAATTGTGTTGTTGACACATTGTTAGCCGAACTTGGTGTAGTTGGGTTAACGTTAAGATTGAAATTGTTGAACACATCAGTTTGCGCAGACGCAAGTGTGTTGTCCGACTGAATTTCAAATCTTTCGTACGGATCGTCAGCTACGAAAGCAACAATGTCACTCGCATTTACTTGAGAGTAACTGTTTTTAAACGTAGGCTTACTTGTTGTTGGATCAGTAAAAAAGACTCCATTGAGTGATCCCACCATGAAAGCTTCTGATGCTGCACCAAGATGAACTGTTCCATCTGCTGTAGCGTTCACTACATCTTGAAAGAAGATGCTAGTGGTATCGTTCGCTTTAATGCTGTACTCACTTAAACCCTGGTTGTCTCTATTCTGACCAATTTTTCCAATTGGTCTAAGACCAAAAGGAGCGTTTTGATTTGCCATAATAGGCCTCCTTATATTGTACCTGCCCCGAAGGGCCTCCAGTACGGGTTTATGTTACTCGATGGTTAGAATTCCTAATTAGGATTTCTTTGAGCCACCAAAAGTCACACGCGATTGCCTGTCGATATCGATAGGCATGCTTGGGTGCTGTTCCTTCATAAGATCGTTATCCATTGCTTCAATCTTTTCAGCATGCTGTTTAGCATAGTGATCAGTTCTTTGTTGCGCGATCTCTTCCGGTACCCTAGCCAGCACTAGGCCGCCAACACCGATTACTCCCTTGTATTTGCCGTCTTCGACTCTTGGATAGTCTGAATCAGGATATTCATCTGCTCTCACTAATTCGTAACCAGATCTTAATCGACCTTGTACATTTTTAGTATCAACAAATCCTAAAGATTCAGCCCGTAGCCATCTATGTCTAAAACCTGTTGGCGCAGGGGGTGCATCTAATGCTGATGGTGGAGTCCAAACTTTTTTTCTAGTTTCTTTTTCTCTAGTTTGGCTCGCACGAGAGACTTTTTTATCGTTTTTATTTTCCATATGCCTATGCCTCCTTCGTGATGTTTAGTTGTTTCGCATATTCTTCAAGTGGCACACCTAATTTTTTAGCGATTGCGACCTGTGATGGTGTGAGCCTCACAGTTTTGCGTCCAGATTTGGTGCTTCGCTTCGCTGAAGCTACTGTCTGCACCGGAGCAGGACGTTTGTCTTCTCCTTTATCGCTAGTATTACCAAACTTATGCGGAAATTCAAGTCTTATTCTTTTATCTATTTCAGCATAATATTCTTCACTTGCAGGGTCATAACCCTCTTGTTCAGTTAATTGTTTATGTAGATCAAACGCCGTGTAAGTCATTGCGTTGTCCTGTCCAAACCAAGAATTTTTTTCTGCCCACTCTTGTGCTTTTGGATCAGGTCTAGACTGTTCTGGTATTTGTCTATTTAACTGAGGTCTTGGTTGTGTTTTTTGATTGGCTTTCATCTCTTCTTGAGCTGCTTTTGTTTCAGCCAATTTAGCTTTTCTATAGCCAAGTTCAGATATAGCCGCTAAAGCTTCAGATTCAGCTTTGAGATCATTTGCTTCTCTCGATGCTGCTAACTTAGCTTGTGCTGCTTGCATACCTGATTCAATACTATCTTCTGTTGCAGTTACATAACCAGGTTCTAGTTTTGAAATTTTCTTTTCTGCTTGTTCTCTTAATTTAATTTGAGCTCTAGCATACTCAGTAGCTTCATCTTTTTGACGTTCAGCTTCTCTCCATTTTTTGGTTAACTTGGCTATTCTTTTTTGAACTGTGTCAGAGTATTGTTCTAATTCTTCTTTCTTTTCTTCTTTGGGACTTTCTTCTGTTTTTACCTCTGTTGGTTTATCTTCTTCAACAGGTCTAATTGTTGGTTCTTCAACAGGTGTTTCTTTCTCTTCTATTAACGCCTCCTCTTTTGTTTCAGGTACATCGACGTCCATAGCTGGACCGGAGGTGTCGAGGTCTACTGTTCTTTTTTCTTCTTCTTGCATAGTTTCTCCTGTCTATGTTTAGTATTGATGAAGTATATCTTCGGGGTTATCTATAGTAGCTAATACTTCATCGTCATTAAGCATTCTAACTTCACCCCCGTCAATTTGTATTCGTGATCCAGCATAACGTGCAAAGATCACCCAGTCCCCTTTTTTACACCAAGGGCCTTCTGGAAATTTATCTTTATCTTTGTAACAATCTGGACCAGCTTCTAAAACTAATCCACAAGTAGAAGCTACTTGTTGTCTTTCCAAAGTGTCTTGTCCCAGATACAAACCACCTTTGGTTTTTTCTGGCATTTTAAATGGTAAAACTAAAAGTCTCCAACCGGTTGGTCGAGGTAATTTTGCGGATTCTTTTTTCTTTAATCTTTCGTATCCGTCAACTTCTTTTTGATGTTGTTTATCAGTTTGCTCCTGATATTTCTCGGCCAAAGCATATTTAACTTTTGGTGTCGAGTTTGATGATTGTTCCTTTTTCATCTTGTTGCTCCTTCATATTTAGCAGGTTAGAGATATCCTGTGATATTTTTAAATAGGCATGTGCCTGTCCCATCATATATTTGTATTTCTCCATATTGTCAATACCTCCAGCAATCATAGAGTCACCAATTTGTTGATAGGCTTCTTTTATTTGTCTTTGTAGTTTTGTTATCATTGTAAAGTCATCCATTATCTCTCTCCTAGTTTCTTTTTATATTTGTGAACTCTATTACGAGCACGTCTTTCTTCATCTTTATTTTTAGCGTCTCTAACATCTCGTCTAGCTTTCATCAAATTCTTTACAAGGCTTTTCTTATAAGGTCCTTCTTTTAAATCAGATACTCTATAAGACTTACCGTTAAACTTTCTTCGTTTTTCTGATGGCATCTTTACCTTTTTTAAATATAGCAGCGACTTTATTTTTACCCATGACTTTGGCTCGCTGTTCTCCAACAGTCAAGATTTGAATTTTTCTAGCAAACGGTTTACTAATTTTTTTAACTTTCGCCACCGTCTTGCGCGCATCCGTCGGCGTAGCGAACTTAATCGAAACAGTGTCTCTGGGGTTTTCATCAGTATAAAGACGACGCCCACTACCTTTAGG